ATACAAATTTAGCAACTTCAGATCGGAGAGCTTGTCCAGATCATACGGCTTAATGTTGTAATAATCGCAACAGCTCAGATCGTCCAGCAGGACTTCGCGGATTCGTTCGATTGCAAGTTTACGAAAACTATGCATGGAACGAAGATGGTTCTATCGGTGTAGGTCCCGATGCATATTGGAAAGCAAAGGGCGGTGATGAATATGTAGTCACTGGTATTTGGGACGAGGAAGAAGCGACTACCGCTGTAATGGTTCTGCGGGAACAAATTGAAAAAGCCAACGATTACTTTACTGAAACTATCGTTGATTGGGAGTTGGTTGACAATGACTACCTCACACAATTTGAGCGTGACCAACTTGAGTATGACGGCAATATTACTTTCCCTGCAAAAGAATTGGAATGGGCATAAGGAGAAATATTATGGCTAGGACAATGACCGAAAAAGAGTGGACTACTTGGGTTGATGAAACTTGGACAAAATGCGTTAAGGACGTTGAAGCAATGACCGACAAAGAACTGATTGATTGCCTGTACGAGGACCTGATTATGCTTGATGAGCAGGCAGGTTGCTTTGATGAGGAAACTAATGCCCGTATTGATGAGCAACGCCGCAAGATTATGGAATCAATTATTGAATTGGAACAATCTGCCCAAAACTGAATTGACAATAATTCAGGTTTTAATTATAATCGTTTCTGTTGTACTTGAATAATTTTTTTAGGAGCTATAATGTCTAAGGTTTCAGATAATTTGACGATCACTAGTGTGCAAACTCGCAAAGCACTATTGACCGCGTTTAAAGTTAAGCGTCCCGTTTTTCTTTGGGGTCCGCCCGGTATCGGTAAATCTGAGGTAGTTGCAAGTATCGCTGAAGAACTCGGCGGTCTTATGATTGACCTGCGTATGGCACAGATGGAGCCTGAAATGAACTCTGCACCTCCCGCAGTTCAGGCAGCAGGTTATCAACTTGTTCTCAATCGTCAAGTAGGCAAATACAAACTCCCTGACAATGTTGTGATTGTTGCAGCAGGTAATCGTGATAGTGACAAAGGTGTTACATATCGTATGCCGATGCCCCTTGCGAATCGTTTCATTCACCTTGAAATGAAAGCAGATTTTGCTAGCTGGCAAGGCTGGGCAGTTGACAAGAAAATTCACAAAGATGTTGTTGGTTACTTGTCATTCGCAAAACAAGATTTGTATGATTTTGATAACAAGTCTAGCAGTCGTGCATTCGCAACTCCACGTAGCTGGGTGTTCGTTAGTGATTTGCTAGAAGATGAAACTATGGACACTGATACACAATTCAATCTTATTAGTGGTGCGATTGGTGAAGGTCTTGCTGTAAAATTTGCAGCACACCGTAAGCTTGCAGGTAAGATGCCAGAACCCCTTGATATTCTTCAAGGTAGGGTTAAAGATTTGCAAGTGAAAGAAGTATCTGCAATGTACTCACTTGCAATTAGTATGTGCTATGAATTGAAAGAGGCTGTTGATAATAAAACAGTAGATATGAAAAAGTTTCATGAAATGGCTGACAATTTCTTTGCGTATGCCATGAATAATTTTGAAACTGAACTAGTGGTTGTTAGTGCAAAAATTGCACTTAAGACTTACAAACTTCCAATTGAACCTAGTCAGTTGAAAAACTTTGATGACTTCCATAAGAAGTATGGTAAGTACATTGTTGAAGCAGGTTCTTAAGTAGCTCCTGGTATATGTAAATATACCATTTGGGTGAGAGTAGTAAACTATTCTCACCCTTTTTTAAAGGATAGTATATGACCGAAGAAAAGAAACCAATTAAGGTAGTTTTTGCTCCTGGTTCACTCGATAATTTTGAAGGCACACAGGAAGAACTAGATGAACTTGTTGCTCAAATTCAAGAACTTGCAGCAAGTGGTGAACTTGAAGAAATTTCACAGCCATTGGATTTGGATGAGTTGGAAAATGATCCAGAACTTACCGAAGTATTAGAAGATGCTATTCAATCACTTATTCAAAGTGACAGTCGCACATTACATTGACAATAAATCAGTGATGAGATATAATAATAAAACTAATCAAACAGGAGCATATTATGAGTGATGTTATCGCCCCAACTAAAAAATCAAAACGTAGTAGAAAATTTGAGGATCTAGTAGGTCCCATGGATCCTAAGGTAGATGCTATCGCACGTGAACGGTTAGTTACTGCACGTGTTGGTCTACTGATTAACGCAGATGAATGGTGCAGTACTGCCGCTACTGACGGCAAACGTTTCTATTACAATTCACGTTTCATTACTAAACTTAAAACTAAAGAGGTTGAGTTTCTAGTTGGTCATGAGGTATTACACGTTGTATACGATCACATGGGTCGTAGAGGTAATCGTGATCCTCAGATTTGGAACATTGCAGATGACTATGCAGTTAACGCAGATTTGAAACGTCACAAAGTAGGTGAATTTATTACAAGTGTTCCTTGCTTGTATGAAAGCAAATATGATGGCATGGCTGCTGAGGCTATCTATGATGACCTGATGAAAAACATTCAGAAAATTTCTATTGATGATTTGATTGATAAAATGCTTGATGATCACATGGATGGTGATGCTGATGGTGACGGCAGCGGCGACGGAGAAGATGGTAACAGTGAAGGTAAAGGTAAACGCCCGAAGATGAGTCCTGAGGAGCGTGAACAAGCCCGTCAAGAAATGAAGCAGGCTATCATTGCTGCTGCGCAAAGTGCAGAAGCAGGCACCATCCCCAAAGGTGTTGAGCGTCTTATTAAAGATGTTACTAGCCCTGTAATGCCTTGGCGTGAACTGATTCAAACAAACTTGACTAGTGCAATTCGCACTGACTATAGCTGGATGCGCCCTTCACGTAGAGGTTGGCATATGGATGCAGTTATGCCTGGTATGACACCAGGTGAAGAAATTGATGTTGTTGTTGCACTTGATATGAGTGGTTCAATTAGTGACCGTCAAGCGAAAGCATTCTTAGGTGAGATTGGTGGCATGATGGATGCATTTGATGGGTATAAAGTTCACGTGTTTTGTTTTGATACTGAAATATATAATCCGCAAAACTTCAATAGTGAGAATATGGAGACTATTGATGAGTATGAACCACAAGGGGGAGGTGGTACTGATTTTGATGCAATCTTTGAATATCTTAAAGAAATCGGTAATGTACCTAAGCGACTGATTGTATTCACTGATGGTTATCCTTGTGGTAGTTGGGGCGATGCAGATTACTGTGACACTACATGGATCATTCATGGTGATAAGGATCCTAATCCCCCGTTCGGTACTTTTGCAATTTATGATGACAAATAAAGGAGAGTGTTATGGATGAATTTTATGTTGTATTGTCAGTTGGTTTATTTTTGTTAGCATGTATTGGTTTTTTTGGTTATGCCATTGTGAAAATGGTAGGCAATGATGACGAACAAGACTAATACTTATTTGGCTATGTGGGATTGTTACGGATTAGAATACCTGTGCAATCTCACAGAATATTCCGCAAATATAACGTATGCTACACTTATGGAAAGGCCTGTACCACAGGCCCCTCCTTTGGATGCATTGATGATGCGAGCCAGATTCAATCCTCAGCGTAATTACGAAATTTACACATTCAATGTTGAGGATGATGTATCCGAAGAAGAATTAACTGAAGCCTTTAAAGTAAATCCTCAATTTACAAAATAATACGTCAGGTCGTTATGCTTTTGCACCGTTGGAAACCGATGGAAAATTTATTACGTCTAATTATTGTGTCTATTTTGAAGATGAAAAAGATGTAACTTTATATGAATTAATTTGGGCAGGTAGTTCCTAATAAAAATAAAAAGTAGCTTTTGCGCTATTAAATAATACTGCTTAAGCATAGGAGATTATTATGAGTTTTATACGTCATGTTGGAAAAGTAGGTGACCGTAAAGTTGCTATCATTTTTAGAGAGGTTCCTGGTGAATCTCATATGTGTTTAATTGTGTATACTGAACTTTTAAACAGACATTTACACGATGCATTAATGAATTGCATTGAAAGTGATATAGGTCAGAGTAGTGAAAATTTAGCAGATGCACTTCACCGTAGTTACACACAAGATGGAAAAATTATTTTACACGTTTTACACAATGAAAATTTGTTAAAGAAAATACAAACCGAACTTGTGGTAATGACACCAACCCCTACAACTAAAATTAAGTTAAATGAATTGAACAAAATTTTAGATGAAATGAAACAAGGAGAAGAAGCAGTTCGACGTTTGGCTGAATTAGATGCAAGTCAAGGGTTACAAGATCCTGCAGATGTAGCACGTAGGATGCGAGGTCCTACTCCACAATCAGGTGCATTAGATGATGCGTCCTTAGCGCAACAAAGATTGGAGCAAGCTGAAAAAATGGAACGTGAAGCTAACGGTTTAATAGCAGAGGCAAAGAGGTTACGTGATGAGGCTTCCTCATTAAATCCAACAGTTAGTAAAAAACCAGCAAAGGCTAAAAAAGTAAAACATGTCGCCTAACTTTTTTCAAAAGTGGGAGACTATTTTAGAGGGAGTTGAAAAAAATAAAATCCCTATTCCTTTTTTAAAAAAACTTGTATTAAAATTAAAGGGCAAACGTCAGCATACAATTAACATTCAAATATTATTAAAGCAAGGACTAGATCCAGATCAAATTGAAGATTTAATCAATAAAAAATTATTTGAATTAGATGATAGTATCGTAACTGTTGAATTTGTCTTGAATATACAAGTTATAGCTGAAACGGTGCAACCTCATACAGATAGAATTTTAAGTAATCTATGAAACAATACCACGATCTTTTAGAAGATATATTAACTAACGGGGAAATTAGAGATGATAGAACTGGCGTTGGCACTATTAGTGTGTTTGGACGTAGCATTCGCTTTGATTTGCGTAGGGGCTTTCCAGCCATCACAACTAAGAAACTGGCTTGGAAATCTTGTGTAGGTGAATTACTTTGGTTTATTGAGGGTTCAAGTGATGAGCGCAGATTAGCACAAATCACACATGGCACAAAAGACGGTACTGTAACTATTTGGACTCCCAATGCACAAGCAGGTTACTGGAAACACAAAGCAAAGTTTGATGGTGATTTAGGTCGTGTATATGGAGTACAGTGGCGACATTGGCGCAGTGTTAAAAAAAGAGAACAAGACGGGTCATTTAAAGATAGTTTTGGTTCTTCATATCGCCGTATAGGCAATGATGTAGAAATTAAAGAGGTTGATCAGTTAAGACAACTAATTGATGGTATTAAGAATGATCCTAATAGTCGCAGACATATTCTTAGTGCATGGAACGTAGGTGAATTAGATCAAATGGCATTGCCACCATGTCATGTAATGAGTCAATTCTATGTTAACAAAAACAAAGAACTAAGCTGCCATATGTATCAACGTAGTGTTGATGTGTTTTTGGGATTACCGTTTAATATTGCAAGCTATGCATTGTTAACTCATATGATAGCACAAGTGTGTGATTTAAAAGTAGGAGAGTTAGTAATCAGTACTGGTGATACACATATCTATAAGGATCATGTTGAACAAGTCAAAGAACAATTGACTAGACAAGAGTACCCTTTACCTACTCTCATGCTTACACATGGGATAAAGGATATAACACATTTTACTATGAACGATATTTACTTAGATAATTATCAAAGTCATGGTCCGATAAAAGCAAACATGGCAGTATGATCAAAGTCGTTGTTCATAAATTTAACATGAGCGATGTTGAAGATCCTGACTTATGGGCTGCACAAACTTTAATTGAGTGGGAAAAATCAGAAAAAGGTTCTTGGGTAATGAAAAATGCTTTAGAACCTACATGGCATAGAAACTTTTATGAATATGGCTGGCAGTATACTATTACTGCTGAAATGTCTGAAGAACAGTTAATTTACTACAAATTAAAATACGAATGAAGATACTAGTCACAGGTGGTATGGGCCTAATAGGGCATAACATAGTAAGTAAATTAGAGCATGAGCATGACATTGTTATTGTTGATAACCATACTAACTATGGATTTATCCCTCAACCTCAAATAGATTATCTCATAAATCAGCGTAGGAAGAAAATAAACAACTACAAAAACTACCCTATAGATATTACAGATGCACATAATCTTAATATTGTTTTTGATAACTTCCAACCTGATTTAGTAATACATTGTGCTAGTTACCCACGGCAGAAGGCAGTTGAAGCAGACCCTGCAATGGGTGCTAAAGTTATGTGTGAAGGACTGACCAACTTATTAGAAGCCTCAGTCAGAAATAAAACGAAAAGATTTTTATATATCAGTTCAAGTATGGTCTATGGAGACTTTGAACATGATGTAACAGAAGATAGTATATGTAATCCCATTGGGCAGTATGGTATCTTTAAACTAATGGGAGAGAAACTTGTACAAGATTATACTCGCAGGACTAGTATTGAACACGTTATTATTCGCCCTAGTGCTGTATACGGCGAACTTGATGTTGAAGATAGGGTGGTTAGTAAATTTGTTTTAGGAGCTATTCAAGGGAAAACTCTTAAAGTTAATGGACCTGATGAAGTTTTAGATTTTACTTATGTTGATGATGCAGCAGAAGGTATAGTTCAAGCAGCACTTAGTCACAACACAACAAATCAAATCTATAATATCACACGTAGTGCAGACCACCTTTGGACTCTAAAACATGCAGCAGAACTTGCTATACAGTTAGCGAATAAGGGCGAGTTGATTGTAGGACCTAGGGACTTAAGCTTTCCCAAACGTGGTCGTTTATCTATTGAAAAGGCTATCAAAGACTTTGGGTATAGTCCTAAAATAAATGTAGAGGAAGGATTTAAAAAATACTATGATTGGTTTATAGTAGATCCTTATTTCAACAATGTATGATGGAAAGCCAATCCTCTTTGGTAAGCCCATCGACTTCTATGTTAAATGGTCAGCAACTTTACTAGCGTTAGCTACAGTCTATCTAACTAGTCATGATTACATTCCAATTAATAAGTATTTTGGTTTAGTTACTGCTGTCCTTTGGGGTTGGTTGGGCATACTTTGGCGTCAGCCTAGTATGTGGACATTAAATCTTATTATGATTGTCATGTACCTGAGTGGTATATTTCAGGCATAAATAAGGACATGTGGATACTATCATTTACGCCCGATTGGGTCTTTCATTCAATTGCACTAGCAGGGGTAGTTGGAATCATAGCAGGGTTTCTACTAGCCTTCATCCCGCTAATTAACAAATATAAACTACCTATACAAATTATAAGTTTGGTTTTACTAACCTTTGGTATATTTATGGAAGGTGCCATACTTAACGAGCAAACTTGGAAATTAAAAGTCGCTGAGATGGAGCAGAAAATGGCTGAGGCAGAAGCTAAATCAGCACAAGAAAACGTTAAATTAGTTGAAAAGATTGTAGTAAAAAAGGAATATATCAAAACTCGCGGACGTGACATTGTAAAATACATTGACAAAGAAATAGTCAAATACGACACTAAGTTTATGCCCGGAGGACAGTGTGAAATTCCTAAGGAATTCTATAAAGCGTTAAATGATGCGGCTCAGGAGCCAACAAAATGAAAAAGATTTTACTAATTTCTATGTTATTATCAGGTTGCTCTACAGTAGTGCCTGTAAAAGCTAAGTTTCCTGAAGCTCCTGATATGTTAATGACTAAGTGCCCTGCACTAGCACAGGTTAAAGAAGATGCTAAGTTAAGTGAAATTGCAACCACTGTCGCAAATAACTACACACAATATTATGAGTGTGCAGTTATTGCTAAGGGTTGGCAGGAATGGTATCAAATACAGAAGAATATTTACGAAAACGCTGGCAAGTAATTAATTACACCAGCTACCTTTCGCTTCACCGAAGTATTCTCTCGCAAATCCATTAGTAATCAGCATACCACGTAGACTTTGACCGTCTAGTATGATATCTCCCAAAACACGACCGCCGAACTTGTCCCAGTCATAAAGAACCACTTGACGTTTAGATGATTTGGCAACTGCATTTGTTGTAAATTTCGTAGCCAATTTCCCTCGCTCATCTTCCTGTGGGCATTTTGCTCTGAAACCCTTTTCTGGGGTGTCAACTCCGTAGATTCTGACAGCGAGTTCAGGCTTTAGGGGCTGCGGCAAAAAAGGGGCAGAAATTACTACTGTGTCCCCGTCGTTTACCCTAAGGATTTGTGCATCATATGTGACGCCCTGAGGAGCTTTGGCTGCAAACGTTTGTGCAGATAGTGTTAATAAGATTAAAGTAAGATATTTTTTCATAGTCTATTATTTATCTGGGCGATAAATACATTATATTAGGATAAACCATGGATTACGAAATTATTAATGTTGGTAGCTTGCCAAACGATGGATCCGGCGACCCGCTTAGAGTAGCATATATCAAAATAAACAACAATTTTGCTCTTACTAGTAATCTGGCACCTGCTGGGAATTCAGGAGATTTGCAGTTCAAGTTAGTAACTACTAACGGGAATATAACTACAGAGTCTTTTTCATCGTCCCCAAATCTTAATTATAATGCAAACACTAACAATTTTAACGTTGGTGCAAATATTGTTCCATTAGATAATGAAACTATGACCATTGGTGATCCGTCACTGTTAGTAGGGAACATTTTCTTAGGACAAAATGCATTAAACGTTGGGAATATCAATGTAACCGAAACAGGAAATGTTTTAAGTTTTAATGTTGCAGTTTTCCCTTCTAATAAAGGTCAAATATCTGTAGGTGGAATAACTTACGGTAATGCGAATAGTGTACAAAATAGTACAGCTTCATTCGTGACAGAAACAACCTTTCCAGTAACTATATATTCTGTTCCCTTAACAGAATTTAGCGCAGCAAAGTTTGACGTAACTAGCAGAGAATCAAGTAGTAACAATAGTCAAACTGCTACTATTGCTGCATCTATAAATAATCAAGGTGATTCAGTTTCATATACAGTTCATAATATATTGTTTAATGGTAATGCAGTAACTTCATATTCAATGGATATATTTAATAGTAACGTAAGATTAATTGTGACCCCGTTCCTTAGTTCTGAAATTACACATTACATTACATATCAAATAAAGTCATAAAATGAGAGCAAAAGAGTTTATCAGTGAAGCAAAGCGCAGGGGTAAAATGACAAAGCGCCAAAAACAAGCAACAGTTGGTGTTGATTTGTTTCGTGATCCAGACGGTTACGATAGAACATATGAACTAAATCGTATGATGATGGCAGTTGCCTGCGCTGACGGAACTGGTATCCCAATTAATATTGATTCTGAAAGCTGGATAGGCAAAGACAATTCTGCTCAGCCATATACTAAATTAGAACAGGATATGATGAAGCAAGCTGCAAAAGCTATTGGTACCAAACTCAGAGATGCCAATCCAGTCATTTAAAGGTTTTGGAAAATAAAAATCAAAGTAAGTCCTAGAATAAGTAAAGATATATTATTTTAGGATTCATAATGATAGACATAAACAACACCCTTGATTTAATCAAATTAAAATTTTACAATGAATGGCTATATGCTAGTCATATCTACGCTGAAGGTGAAAGCGGTTTTCACAAACAATTAACAACACAAGTAGTTGAAACATATGTAGACCCATTACAGCTTAATAAAGATTCTGTAATATTGGATTTAGGGTGTGGTCCTGGATACTTTTTAGACGAAATGAAATCACGTGGATTCACCAATGTAGTAGGTGTTACCTTAAGTCCTGAAGATATTAAACTTTGTCAGGATAAAGGTCACACAATTAAACAGTACGACTTAAGTTTTATTCCACAAAAAGATGGCTATTATGATGAAAGTGTAGATTTTATTTTCTTACGCCATGCATTAGAGCATAGTCCTTATCCTATATTCAGTTTGATGGAATATAATAGAATTCTGAAACAAAATGCTTCAATATATATTGAAGTCCCTGCACCAGATTGCGACAGAAAACACGAAAATAATCCAAATCATTACAGTATTTTAGGATCAACCCAATTAGCTGCATTATTGGTTCGTACTGGATTTGATGTTGAAAAATTCAACAACCTTGAATTTGACTTGACTGTTGGTCAAGACGACAATGGCGAGCCGATTAAAGCCAGAGAAAAATATTACTCAATCTTAGCTACAAAACGTAGACCACTCGACGTTAAGTAATTCTAGCTAAATACATCATGACCTTTGATGTATGGAAACAAGCAAAAATAATGAACGGATTTGATAAACTCAAGTCTGTTCCATTACCTGAAGCCAAGGAAGCCGATATAAAAGATTTAAAAAAGCTTGCAGGTATCCCAAATATGACTCCTTTAGCTGGTATGAATATGAGTATTACAGGCACGGAAAAGGGAGAGATGATGAAAAAGAACAACATACAACCCGGTACTCCTGAGTGGTTCAAACTTTGGTTCAGTTTACCCTATATGACAGGCGAGAAACCACTAGATAAATAATTATATGAGAGCTACAGAATTTATAAGAGACCTACTAGATTTAATTGATAATCTAGATGGTAAAGACGACGGGACTTTAGACTTTGCGGATGAAGCCTCAAGTGACTGTGGTTGCGGTGATGACTGCGATTGTCCTGACTGTCAAAGTAAACTAGCTAATAGTCCTGACACTATTATGGCTACAGTAGATATGATAACTAAAGATGCAGGTGGCGGTGTCAATGGTCCTAAACATCCTAGTGATTTAAGGGCAGATAGTATTTCAATGTATCCCAATTTTCAAGCTAAGCCATGACAACAATTAATATTACAGTTCAAAGCTTATTAAATGCTGCACAGTTTGATCCATACTCAATAGATGATGGCAACACAGTAGGTGATCTAAAAGATTTAATTGAATCATCAACTAGTTGTAATGTGAGTTGGTTTAGTTTGGTATTTAATAATGAAGAATTAAACACGGCTAATACCTTACTAAGTTATAATATAGTAGAAGATTCAACACTACGCACAGCTAACAAAATAGCTAGATTAACTACATTAGAAGATAGACAGGTAGCTAAGCTTGATTTATCTGAGTTAGAAAGATTAGAATTAGGTAATAGTAGACCTTACTATGACATTTCAGAATTACCAACTTATTACAGTGGTAATGTTGTTGTAGATAATCCAAATCCAGGTGGATTAGTAGAAGGCAGACCTTGGGTAGATACACCACCAGGACCATAAGGAATAAAAAATGGCAGGAGAAGATACTAGCCAACTCTATACACCAGAACATCATGCTGGTAGATTAGATAAAAGATTAAACACGACCAACTACATACATCCACAAGAAACTAATCTATTAAATTTACACAAAGTAATGGAATACAACACACAGGGACAACCTGTGTTACGTACTACATCAGGTGCAAGTCCTGCATCAAATGATGCATTTGGTAGATTACGTGTGAGTAATCCATTGACATTGTTTGATAGTTTTCATCGTTATAATGATAACGGAAAAATTAATACATATACTAACGGGACTGCAAGTGCCACTGCTAATACTGATGCAGGATTAATTGAGTGTAGCGTAGGAACAGCCTCTGGAGATGCTGTTTATAGAGAATCAACTAGGGTATTTGCATATCAACCAGGTAAAAGTTTACAAATACTTACAACCTTTGTAATGGCACCCGGTAAAACTAATCTACGTCAACGTATAGGTTATTTTGATACAAACAATGGTGTATTCTTAGAACAAAATGGAACTACATTATATTTTAGAATACGATCATATGTTACTGGAGCAATTACATATGAAACAGTAGAGCAAAAAGATTGGAACGTAGATCCATTAGACGGCAACGGTGAATCTAGTATAACATTAGACATTACAAAAGCACAAATACTATTTTTTGATATTGAATGGTTAGGTGTAGGTAGTGTTAGATGTGGATTTGTTATTGATGGTCAATTTGTTTTGGCACACGTATTTAACCACGCTAATATTATAACATCAACATACATGACCACAGCATGTCTTCCTGTTAGAATGGAAATTGAAAATACAGGCACAACAGCAAGTAGTAGTTTATATAAACAGATTTGCACAACAGTAATTTCTGAAGGAGGTTATGCTTTAACTGGTAGACCATTAAGTATTGGACATAGATTGGATGCACCATACTCATTGGCCAGTCCAAACACTGTTTATCCTATATTCAGTATGAGGTTAAAGTCAGATAGATTAGGTGCAATAGTTCTACCTAAAAATTATAGTGTAGGTTTAAGCGGTAATAATAATTTTAGATTTATGATTATCATAGGCGGAGTTACTACAGGAGGAACTTGGCTTGATGCAGGGTTAACAAGTTCAGTAGAATATAATCTAACTGCTACTAGTATCACCGGTGGTAGAATAGCAGAATGGAAACAAATTATAGGTAGTAATCAATTTGCAGGTGTAGCAGACGTTGCAGATCCATTTGCATATCAATTAGAGCGTAATACATTTACTGGAGTGGCAACTGAATTAACTATTTGTTTGACTACAAGCGGTAATAATGTTAATGTTTATGGCGCTATAAATTGGGAAGAGATAACTTAAAAGTTTATAAATAACGGCATGAGCTTATCAACACTAATTAAAACGCCATATGCAAAAACGGTATTTGCTAATGACCAACAACTAGAAGATTTTATAAAATGTAGTAATCCTGTTGATGGATACTATTATTTTATGGATAACTTCTTTATGATTCAGCACCCAACTAGGGGCGCAATGCAATACCATCCATGGGATTATCAAACACGATTGATTGAAACGTATCACAAATACCGTTTTAGTATTAGTTTAATGCCACGACAAACAGGTAAATCAACTAGTGCTGCAGGTTACCTACTTTGGTATGCTATGTTTGTACCTGACAGCACAATTCTTATTGCTGCACATAAGTATGCAGGTGCTCAAGAAATTATGCAACGTATTCGTTATGCATACGAAAACTGCCCTGATCATATTAAAGCCGGTGTTGTAACATATAATAAAGGCTCATTAGATTTTGACAATGGCAGCCGAATTATAAGTGCTACAACCACTGAAAATACAGGTCGTGGTCTATCTATTTCATTACTATATCTTGACGAGTTTGCATTCGTTAGACCTACTATTGCGCAAGAGTTTTGGACTTCTATTACACCGACGTTATCAACTGGTGGTAAAGCAATTATTACAAGCACACCTAACAGTGATGAAGATCAA